TCAATTAGTCGCAATCACTTGTCTGACTAACCTTATCGGCTTTCGTTTTCTTAAGCCCTTTCGCTCCCGACCGCCCCGCTCGCTTGCGTCGGCTTCCCTGTCGTTTGCGAGTGCAAAGGTAATACAAACTTTCCTCTCCCTCCAAATATTTTCCCAAATTATTTTTCTAAGAATAGTCCTGTTTTTAATTAAACACATTAAATACAGAGGTTTAACTAAGGAAAATTATTTTCAGAATGTTTGATAATGACGAGAGAGTACTGAGACTACACAAGCATAGACAACAAAGGACAAGCACATTAAAATAACAAAGGAATTGATTGGGGGGCATCGAAGAGCCCTGCAAGGGCGACACTCCTGCATAGCCCAGGGCGCAAGCCCTGGGGAATAATAGTCAATATATTTATTGAGCCCCTTTAGGGGGCGGCACTACTCTAGACAAAGACAAATGCTCGCGCCGAAAGTGCCGCTCCTGCGGAGCTCTTATTTTTTTGTATTCATGTTTACCCAGGGTTCCATTTCGGGCTTTGCCCTCATTACACCCTGGGCTTTGCAGGAGTGTCGTGCCTAAAGGCACTCGTAATGCGCCTAAATTTTGATGCGCTTGCCCTGCGGATAACAAACAGAATACAAGGATCAAGACCACCCCTCAACCAGTAGTGACCCCGGTGGAATTATAACCTAGCAAATTAACTAGGCTGTAATCTAATCACTTAAGAAGATTATGCTTGCTTTTGGGTACACATTGGGTACACGCTCAAGGCTTTTGCCGTTCGGCTTCATAGCGTCCAATAGCCTTATACATATCAGAGCCTATGCGCTTCCAATCTGAGTTTAAGTTCTCAGCGTCCGTCTTTGTCTTAGGCTTATCTAGTAGCACTGTGAAGATGTTAAAGATAGCCCCAAAGCCATTTAATAGTTGTTTGGCTGTATTTCGTTCCATACCTATCGCTTAAGTATGTTATCTAGTTGTTAGAAACTGAAGTTCTTGAAGATATAGACCAAGCCTGCAATAATAACTGACGTTACAATGCCCTGCCATATCGCAGTCCAAGTAGTCGGCGAGCCTTCTTTTACTGCCTCTGTTATCTTACTTGACATCTGCTCATTTAGGTCTTTGCGTATCTGCTGAACCTGCTCTCGCAGTTCCTCCACAATGATACCTTGTATCATTTCCTCTGCCTGCATTCTAAACCTAGATATATTGGCGTCAGTACCAATAGCACGCAGAAATTCGGCTACTACTTCATCTGCAGGTTCTTGGCCGTGTTCGCTTTTGTACGTGGCGATATACTCTGCCTTGCTTTCTTTATACAAAGCGTAGGCGACATAGCCGATTATATCGTTCTCGCCTTGTACAATACGGCCGTACATATTATTGTACCGAGCCATCAGATACAGTATTACGATTACGAGCCTTAGCGACCGCTGCTCTTAACCTCTCAGGCGTTATTGTCTTTGAGTAGGTGCGCCCATCAACTTCTATCTTAACGACAATATCATTGTCCTTATAATATCCTTTATCCATATTCTTAAAATCTGTTTGGTACAAAGTTAGCTCCAATGTCCCCAAAGTGAGGAGATGCAAGAGACAACCTTATATAGATGCGTAACCTTATGTACAGGTATATCGAAGTCGTCAAACTCTTCTGTATTGATGCTTCGGGCTATCCAGTGGGTAGCGTCCTTGTCCTCACCCTTATACCTACGCAAGATTTTGATATGCGCATTGTAGGCGTCTTGCTCCTCGTCATAAGTTACCACCCCGAAGAGATTACCGAAAGGTATAGACGTTGGATAGTTCCTATCAAACGAGTAAGGCGACAAGAGAAGACGAGAACCTGAAGGTATAGCGGGCATCATACTGCGTCCTGTCATGGACACGATAAACGAACCCGCAGGTGCATTAGGTATTACCCAATAGCCTAGCAGACTTCCCGACTCTACCATTAAGCCTTGAGGGCCTCCCCTAAACTCTATGTCGTATTCGGGTACTAGGCTGTCACCATACTTGCGCAGGGCTTCTTGGTAACTCTCCTCATCATCAGCCACCATTCTACCCTCCGTCATCGGAACGGCACTCTCCACCCTAGACGCTGCGCTTTCGCTTTTCAGCATTGAACCCTCGCCAGTGAGAAGCCAAGTTTTAGACACATCAGGAAATTTGTCCTCAATTTTGTTTATATCATAAGTATTTCTACTCTTCCAATTCGAGAGTAATTGCTTAGATATTCCTAATTCATTAGCAAAGTCTATCTCTTTCTTAATCCCTTTCTCTCGCATTAACTCCCTGATATTCAGAGAAACATCTGCTGTAATATTATTTGCCATAAAAAAAGTTCACTAAAATGTTTGCAAAGTACACAAAAATGAGTACCTTTGTAGTACACAAACATTAGTACAAAAAAGTACCAGAATATGTGTATCAAAGATAACGATAAAATGGGATATAGGACAATAAACATTACCAAGAGAAGACAAGAGCGAGTGAAGAGATTGAAGACCTTAGTAACACGCAATCCTCCGCTATCCATTAAGCAGGCCCTAATAATTTATGCCGAAGAGGTGGGTATCTCCTTCTACGGAGCAAGGAGAGATTATTACGATGTACTCAAACCAACATTAAAGCGATAAACAACGAACAATAAATAGACAAAGCAATGGCAACAGATGAAAACAAACTAATGAAATACGACCTACTCGAAAACGACACAATAGAGTACAAAGGCAGAACGCTGTACCGCATTCAGTCTCGCAAAAACTTTGCAGACGTCAAGGTGGGCGACCTAGGAGGCTACATCGAGCGCAAATGGAACCTAAGCAATTTTAATAAATGCTGGGTGTACGACAATGCAAAAGTGTACGGAGAAGGAAGAGTGCACCAAGATGCGCAAGTTCGCGATGATGCAGAAGTATTCGGAGAGGCTTTGGTGCAAGGCTGTGCGGTGGTATGCGGAGGTGCTAGGATTTATGGAAATGCCGATATAGACGGATGTGCAAGCGTTAGCGATGGTGCAGAAGTTTACGATAATGCTAAAGTATTCAGCAGTGCCTTAGTTTTCGGTAATGCTAAAGTGTACGGAAATACAGAAGTATACGGACACGCAAAAGTTCACGACAATGCGCAAGTATACGGATGGGCTAGAGTCTACGGAGCAGGCGTTGTCAGTGGTAATGCTAAAGTGTGCGGAAACACAAAGGTATTTAGCAAATACGAGGATTAGCGATGACCGACCAACAAATGAAAATGCAACTCGCCAAGCTCAAGAGAGAGATAGTCGGTGAGATTGTCGGAGAGATTAAGCGCGAACTTGAAGGACTCAAGGACGCTAAGGCAAAGAAGTTCTACTCGCAACGAGAGGCGGCCGAACTCTGCGGAGTTTCCGCCACGACCTTAAGGCGAGCAATCCGAGAAGGCAAACTCGGAGCAATTAAAAACGGAGACCCTAAAAGCAATACCGCTGTCAAGATACTAGCAAGCGAGCTAGCACGATACCAGAGCGAGTATATCAGCGGTAGGGTCTAGCAAAAGACTCAATTCTTATCTAGTAATAAAACACCGCTGGGAAGCAGGCAAGCAAGTTTTCATACAGTTATGATTTTATGTGAATCGAGACCATCTAGCCCGTGAGGGCTGGGTGGTCGCTAAGGGGGAAGCCCCTAACAAGTTCTTTGACATATTGTGTAAGACGCTATTAAAATGCTTGAATAATAATAAAGTGATTAACCAATAGCTTGTAGCCCTAGACTCATTGTGCTAGGGGCTTGGGGCTGACTTACATTGAAGTCGGCACAGCGTGGAGCGACACCACCTGCAAGCACGAATAATAACATTAAAACATACAAAGCAATGAAGACAACACTTAAAGATTATCAGAGCGCACAGGCTAAGTCAAAACTACTGATGACGCTCTTCTCGGCGGTAACGGTGGCATTCGTACTATTTACCGCTATGGCTTGGATAGAAGGCAATATGCGCGACTTTATCGGAGACACGATGCTGGCGTGCCTATCAGGCTTATCTACCTACTTCTTCTTTCGTGAGTGCGAGCACTACGAGGAAATGATAACGATTTATAAGTGGCGTAGCGAAAGCGAGGATGCCGAGTAACTAATCAAATGAATAAGATGAGTGAAGATTATGCTCTACAGAGCTACAAGGATAGAGCTCTAAACGCTAAATATTACAGCCTTCTTTTTGGGATATACACAGCGGTTTATCTCGTACTCGCCTTTCTCTTCTACATAGGAGGCGAAACGTCTCACACCATCTACCATCTGGTATTAGCTTGCTTAGCAGGGGTGGTATCATTCTTTATAAACAGAGAGCGCGGACATTACGAGGAGATGATAACCATCTACAAGGGGCGCAGTAATGCAGAAAAGGCTAAGGAGGCCGAGTAATTAAACAACAATTCAATAATCAACAAACGAACAAACAACGACAAGACAATGGCAAGTGATTATCCTGAGCTACCTCACAAGGTAAAGATATCCGTAACATTTACGCTAAAAGATGAGGATATAGAAGAAGCAAGGGACGATTCTGATTGGATTGCAGAAGCTATATATACGAGTATATATAATGTGGGGCTAGGCGTAGAAGATGTAGAAGTAGAAGTTGATAGCGTAGAAGAAGCCCCCTACTAAGACTAAAACACAGATAACCAAATAAACAAACGACAAGACGATGAAGAAAGTAATACTAAAGAGTCTCACGCTGACCAATTGGAGAGGTGAGAGAAGCAGAACAACGCAATTTAATCCTGAAAGCACGACAATTTCAGGAGCTAATGGACTTGGCAAAAGTCGCCATTTTGATGCCTTTATGTGGCTTCTTTTCGGTAAGGATAGTCAAGATAGAAAGGACTTCAATATAAAGACTGTGGTAGACGGGAAACCTCTCATGAAGGTAGAATGTGAAGTTGTAGGAGTCTTGAGTGTAAATGGTGAGATTATCACCTTGCGTAGGGCATTAGTTGAAGAGTGGGTGAAGCCACGAGGGCAAGTAGAACAAGTATTTAAGGGCAACAAGACAGAGTGCTATTGGAATGACGTCCCTGTAAATGTTAGCGAATACCAAAAGCGAGTAAGTGAAATCATCGATGATAGCTTATTCAAAATGGTAACTAATCCATTGTTCTTTGCTACGATGCCTTGGAAAAATCAGCGTGAACAACTCTTCCAACTTGCAGGTACTGTAACGAATGAAGAGCTGGCTAGTAAGCACCCAACGTTCGCAATACTCCTTGATAGTATCAGCGGAAAGTCTCTCGAAGACTTCAAGAAAGAGTTAGCCGTAAGGAAGAAGCGATTAAAGGCTGATTTAGATGAAATACAACCACGCATAGACCAAACACAGCGGTTAATGCCTGAGTCGGCTGATTTTCTTGCCCTTGAGAAAGAGTTAGCAAATATTGAGGTTGAGATTGCGAAGACAGATAAAGCCATATCAGATATAACAGAGCGGATAAGGCTTCAATATGAAGCTGTTCAGGAACGTCAAGGCAAGATTAACGCATTGAAGAGCCAACGTCAGCAAGTACTTTTTGATGCTCAAAGCAAGGCGAAAGAAGAGGCATTCAATGCTAATGCTAAGAGGCGAGAGCTTCAGGAGCAAATCAATGTCGTTAAGAGAGGAATTCACGGCTATGTGCAAGATGAAATTTCAGCGAATGCAGAGCTTGAGAGATTGCAGAAACAGGTACACGATAGCGAGTTAAAATCTAATGCTCTTCGTGAAGAGTGGTATAAGGTGAATGAGTCCATTTATGAGGGTGAGACTAAATGCCATTGTTGCGGTCAAGAATTGCCAGAGGAAATGAAAGCCAACGCTCTTGCTCTCTTCAATAAGCACAAGCAAGAACGGCTTGATGAAATAACAAGTAAAGGCAAAAGTCTTAAAGCTGAAATTGACAGGGCCAACAGCAGTATATCTGAGGTTGAGCAAGACAAGAACAACGCTATTTCAGGCGCAAAGGCAAAGGGAGAAGAACTTCACACATTGGAAGAACAGCTAGCCACACTTTCAGAGGTCAAGCAAGAAGAAGTGAGACCTGACAGCCTTAAGGATTACACAGACCTTACAAAGCAGATTGCCGAACTAGAGGCTAGCCTTGACGCTGAAACTGAAAAGGTAGATACTAGCGAATTGCAAGAGAAGAAAAAAGCCCTTTTGAGCGAACGAGATAGCATTAAATCTAGGCTTGCAGACCGTGAGCGTATAGAGCAATTCAAAGAGCAAATCTCTGAATTAGAGCGTACAGGAAGAGGGCTAGCACAGCAGATAGCAGATGCCGAACACGAAGAATACACTGTACGACAGTTCACCAAAGCCAAGATTGAGGAATGCGAAAAGCGCATCAATGGCTTATTCTCTATGGTTACCTTCCAGTTGTTTGATTACACAATTGAAGATACCCGAAAGGAAAATCCTATTGAGGCCTGTATCCCTTTGGTTGATGGTGTGCCATTCTCCGTAGCCAACACGGCTAGTCAAGTGAATGCTGGCTTAGATATTATCAATGCCTTAACACGCTTCTATGGCGTAAGCGCACCAATCTTCATTGATGGAAGAGAGAGCGTGAACGAGATTATACCAACGCAAAGCCAAGTAATCAATCTTGTCGTAACAGACGACAAAGAATTAACCATTAAATAAGCAATAAAACAATGAACGAACTAGCTAAAATGAATGGCGGAGGAGTGGTAGTTGCACAGCCAACACCCTCTTCAGCAGTAGTCAATTTCTTTGACCCTACGCAGTTTGAAACGATGCAACGAGTCTGCAAGATGTTCGCCTCTTCAGAACTGGTGCCTGATATGTACAAGGCAAGCAAAGATAACCCTATTGAAAAGGCAGTATCAAATTGCATGATAGCGATAGAGATAGCACAGCGCATAGGCGCAAGCCCCCTCATGGTCATGCAAAATATGGTGCCAATCTATGGCAAGCCATCGTGGTCTTCTAAGTTCCTTGTCGCTACCGTAAATACTTGCGGCCGCTTCAATCCATTACAATACCGCTTTACTGAAAAGGGTATGCTAGGTATGGTTGAGTACACCGACTACGAATGGCAGGGTGGACGTAAAGTTGCGGTTCAGAAACAATTTGACGGCAAGAAGATAATGGACATCGAGTGTATCGCGTATACTAGTGCAAAGGGTTCTGACCAAGTGCTTGAGAGTTCGCCCGTGTCTATCCGTCTAGCCATTCAAGAAGGGTGGTACACCAAGAACGGTAGCAAGTGGCAAACAATGACTAAGCAGATGCTGATGTATCGTGCAGCGTCTTTTTGGACTTCGGCTTATGCTCCTGAATTATCGATGGGTATGCGTACAGTTGAGGAGCAACAAGACATTTACACCGAATTTGAGGAAGTCAAGGACGTAAAAGAAGAAGTCGCTAAGGAAAAAGAGAATAATGCTAATAAGACGACTATTGCAATTGATTTGGGAGCTTCTGACGGTGATAAATCAGTAACGACAACCGTTGATACCGAAACAGGGGAAATCGTCAATCAAGAGCAATCGGAATCACCACAACAAGGTGATGCAAAATACCCCGGCTTCTAAATATAAAATGTGATGCAATTAAAGATACTCGGAAGTAGCTCGGCAGGCAACTGCTACATCTTTGACAATGGCAATGAATGCTTATTGCTTGAGTGTGGTGTGTATTATCGTGATATACAGGTAGCTGTTGATTTTGATATGAATAAAATTAGCGGATGCCTAGTTTCTCACGAACACGGAGACCACATCAAGAGCATTAGTAAAGTTCTTGGAGCACGCATTCCTTGCTATATGTCTAAGGGTACGGCAAGGGCTCTGAATATAGAGGGGAACGCTCTCGTAACGTACCTAGAGGAGTTCAAGTCTTGTCGGCTAGGTGGCTTTACTATTCAAGGCTTTGCCGTACAGCACGATGCCGAAGAGCCTTTCGGGTATCTTATTCATCACAAGGAAATGGGGACGGTTCTTTTTGCTACTGATACCTATTATCTGAAGTACAAGTTTGCTGGTCTTTCAAATATCCTGCTTGAATGTAATTACAGTCTTGACATTTTAGAGGCTAACCTTGAAGCTGGTTTGATTGCTCAGCCACAGCGAGACCGCACTATTAAGAGCCATTTAAGCTATGAAACATGCAAGGAAGTACTTACCGCTAATGACTTATCAATGGTCAATAACATTGTACTGATACACCTATCACCAAGTAATAGTAATGCACGTGAGTTCTTGATGGGTATCAAAGAGCTAACTGGCAAGACCATTCACATCGCAGATAAGGGCATGGTACTTGATTTCAACAAAACCCCATTTTAATAACTAACAACAACTAAACAATATGGCAAGCCTTGAATACTTCAGACACGACAGCCGAGCTAGAAGAGACAAAAGACTGCGGTTGCTTAGGGCTAAATATGGGCGTAATGGCGTGTGTATCTTTTGGGATATAGTGGAAGAGCTTGCGGAGGATGAAGACCACCGTTTGCCATATAACTACGACTTTCTATGCACAACACTTCAATGCTCTTCAGACGAGGACAAAGAGGCTTTAAGGTTCATCATAGAGCAGTCGGGGCTAATCTCAATAGATAAAAAACAAGACGAAATCTACTCTCCAAGGCTAGATAAGCACGCTGATTACGTCTCCGCCAAAAGTAACGGAGCGAGTAACGAAACTTATAACGAAACCGATAACGGAGGGTATAACGAAAGGATAACGGAGGCTCAACGAAACCAACGAAGAGAAGCAGGAAGAAAAAGTGCCTTAAAGCGTTGGAATAAAGCGAATAACGAACCCACAAGTAACGGAACCCCTATAACGAAGCCTAACGAAAGCGGTAACGAAAGTTATAACGAAACCGATAACGGAGCTTGTAACGAAGATATAACGAAAGTAACGAAAGTAACGGAGCATAACGGAGAGGGTAACGGAGAGTATAACGAAAAGTATAACGGAGGGGGGGATTATAGGGGGGGTATAAATACCCCCCTAAAAATACAAAATATAAAAGAGAGGGGGACTTTCGTCCCTCCCTCCCTCTCTGAGGTTGAGAATTTTTGGAAGGAGAAAGAATTCTACGCAACAGACCCCAAGGGCTTCTTCCTCTACTACGAGTCTAACGGCTGGATGCAGGCAAACGGGAACAATCCGATAAAGGCTTGGCGACCTGCAGCGGAGAGATGGGAGAAAAGCGAACTCGAAAAGCTCAGCAACAAAGAGCGCAACGAGCTTAAGACGATAGCCCAATGGCAACAACGAAGAAGACCAAACAGCACCGCAATACTTGACGACTATGACAAACGGCAAAGTGTCATAGAGGCTATGGTTGCAGAGCAAAACAAACAAACATACCAATGAAAACAATAGACGAACTCCTTAGCGAGTACCTCGGTGAAAGGTACGGCAAGAAGGATAGATTTACTTGGAGGCTAGAGTACGACCAAGCAAAGGCACTACTCATCAAGTCGCTAGAGATTATTCTAGGCAAAGAGCCGATTATTGAGACGTGGCACGAGTCAGCCGTCTTATGGCTGATGAAGCCTACACGCTGGCTAGTTCTTTGTGGGCCTACAGGCACAGGTAAGACAGTACTTGCACGTGCTATCTGTGCTATCTATCGCACCTTGTCCGAAGTGCTGAGATACAAAGGGGGTACACAAATTATCAGCGAGTTCAGCGCAAAGGACGTACCCAACAATATACGGCACTCAAGCTATCTAAACCTATTCATTGATGACGTAGGGAGAGAGGAAGACAAGCGCATTTACGGCAATATCAGCAACCCCGTAGAAGAGTGCATTGAACACCTTTACAACGAAGACGGGGTACTGATTATGACAACGAACTTAAGACCAACAGAGATTGAAAAGGTCTACGGCTCTAGGGCTTCTGATAGGATGATTGAGCGCACCACATTTATACTCTGTGGCTACTACGAAGCCGAAACGAGGCAGTCGTTCAGACAACCAACAATACTAACCCAACAACTAAGTAAGGCAAATGGCTAAGCAGTATAAAGTGTCGGAAGAGATTATACCCATTGAAGGGCGAGTAATTCCGCAGGATATTGAGATGGAGCGTGCCGTTCTTGGTGCTATTCTCCAAGAGAAAGACGCTTACCCAAGAGTCGTGAGCGTGCTTAACGACTCGTGCTTTTATGACGGCAAAAACAAGATGGTCTACAACGCTATCTCAGAACTTGCCACACAGCAAGCACCGATAGACTTACTCTCGGTTGTTAGCAAGCTCAAGAGCCAAGGCAACCTAGATGCAGTAGGCGGTGTGGCTTATGTCAGCGAATTGACTACTCGTGTTCTTGGCTCTAGCTCTCTAGAGTACCACGCAAAGATTATAGCCGAAAAAGCTAAGAGCAGGGGCTTAATCAAGTTCGCCAGCCGAGTAATGCAAGATGCCTATGACGACAGCGAAGATGTCGGAGAGCAGATGCAGAGGGCAGAAGGTATGCTCTTTGACCTAGCCACGAACAAGGAGGCTACCAAGCACAAGGACGCAATGACGCTAAGCGCAGAGACCTTAGCGGAGATAGAGCGAACCTACAAAGCAGTTCTCAATGGCGAGGGAGGTTTGTCGGGCTTACCTTCTGGCTTCAATGGTATAGACCTAATGACAGGAGGATGGCAGAAAAGCGATTTAATCATTATCGCCGCTCGTCCAGCGATGGGTAAAACGGCCTTTGTCCTTTCAATGGCAACCAATATGGCTTTACGCTCTCGCATACCTGTAGCAGTATTCAACCTTGAAATGAGCGGTGTACAGCTGATGAAGAGGCTACTAAGCAATATCTGTGAGATTGATGGGCAAACCATCAAGAACGCACAGCTCAGCGACTATCAGTGGCGCACGCTCGTACAAGCTCAAGCAGGCTTCAATGAGGCTCCGCTATACGTGAATGACTCTCCTAGCTTGTCAGTCTTTGAGCTACGAACGCAGGCAAGGCGACTAGTCAGAGAGCAAGGGGTTCAGCTGATTATCATTGACTACTTACAGCTGATGAATGCTAGTGGGATGAAGTTCGGCAGTCGTGAGCAAGAAGTGAGTATCATTTCTCGCAACCTCAAGATGCTAGCCAAGGAACTAAACATACCCATCATAGCTCTATCACAGCTTAACCGAAATGTAGAGAGCAGGGCTGGCGATGCTAACAGCAAACGCCCACAGCTTAGCGACCTCCGAGAGTCGGGGTCTATCGAGCAAGATGCAGATATTGTTTGCTTCCTTCATAGACCTGAGTATTACAAGATGGAGCAGTTGGCAGATGGCACAGATGCTAGAGGTGTTGGCGAGTTCATTATCGGCAAGCACCGAAGTGGCCCGATAGGCGATGTCAAACTCCGCTTTATCCCAGAATATGCCAAGTTTGATAACTACGTAGAAGCTCCGAAAAGCAATACCACCGAAAACGTAAACCCATTTTAAACCCAACAACGAACAAATGAACAAACAAGAAAGATTAAGCCCAGATGACTGGCAAGACCTCATCAAGCAGGTACAGAAGAACTCCAAAGACAAGGGATTTTACGATGTGGAGGTATCCGACGAACAAAAGCTAATGCTCATCATTAGCGAGGTAGCCGAAGCCGTGGAGGCTGACAGAGAGGGAAGACTAGCGCGACCTATGCCCGAAGATTGGCAGACTCTGAATGATGAAGATTTCAAGATGACGTTCTTGCGTAACGTCAAGGACTCGCTGGAGGACGAATTAGCCGATGTCGTTATCCGAATGATGGACTCGGGCTACTTGGACGATACCGAGGAAATCGTAACGCCCGATGTTTTTACGCGCGTAACGTTATTTCCAGCAGTAGGCAAAGGATTAGCCTTCGTAGAGCAGGCTTACTACTTAGTGGTGTCAATCAATGCGAGTGGATTAATAGACGATTTGACGAGGGCGTGTCAAATCGTGTTCTACCTAGCTAGGCAGTTAGACATTGACCTAGCAACACACATCCGAATGAAGATGCGCTACAACGCTATGCGACCACGCTTGCACGGCAAGGCTTACTAACACAACTAAACAATGCTAAAAGCAGAGATTATTGGCACTATTGGCGCAGATGCCGAGGTGAGAGAGTTTTCGGGCAAGAAGTACGTGTCCCTTAGCGTGGCTTGCAACGATTACGCAAAAGACCAGCAGGGCAATCGCACCGAGACCACCACTTGGGTATCCGTACTTTGGTATGGTGATGGCGGTGGCTTGCTTCCCTATCTCAAGAAAGGGGCGAAAGTCTTTATCCGTGGCAACCTCAAAGCGAAAGCCTACACCGACAAGCAGGGCGTAGCGCAAGCCTCAATCAATATCAATGCCTTTGAGGTTCAGCTTTGCGGTTTCAAGAACGACAGCACCACGACCACGAGCGAACCAGCACAGCAAAGCACATCTAACGATGGCTTGCCCTTCTAACTAAAATAGTATCAAAATAGCCCTCACTGCACTAGTTTCTTAAGTTTAACTACATTTCTGTTTTGACAATGCCCCGCAGTGAGGGCTGTAATACCCCTAAAATCAATTTAAATTCAAATGAAGTATAATTATATCCCCGGCTTAAATGAAGCCGATATAAAGAAAATACGAGGCTTTAGACTGCGACTAGTAAATTTATTCTTCCCTAGCCTCATTGAGGTTCTGAAAGAGACGGCTAGAGACAAGGAGGACTATCAAAGAAAATGGCTAAACAAAACAGACTACGCAAAAGAACTTAGGGACCGCGTCTTGTGTATGGCTAAGGAAAATGACCGAATCAGAAACGATTGTAATTCAGCCTTACAGAGCGAGCAAGGCAAGAACGAACGGCTCAAGAAAGAGATTAAGGCTCTTCACAAGACTATCGCTAAGCTCAAGGGTCGTAACATCAATAAGCCTAAAAACAATGAACTATAACAAGATGCTTCAATGGATAGGCACGCACCACGTAGGTATATCGTCAAGGACGATGTGGTGTGCCTTGATGGGTATAGCAAACAGCGAAACACCCGCTTATTGCGGATTTGATGTTCCGGGCGACTGGGACGACTTTTCACGCTGTTACGACCTTGTAACCTTTTGCGAGGTAGAAAAGGAAGAGTTGCAGAAAGTAGTGGAAGCATTCCCATACTACAAGCCTATCATAGACGAGTGGGACAACCTTGTGACGGCATATATTAACAAATCAGGCGTGTTTGAAATCATTAGTAGAAGACGTGATGAGATAATGGAGTTGAAAGGCTACACAAAAGTAGCGAATGGATATTGGGTAAAACAATAAAGGAGATAAGACAATGTACTTGGAAATAAAATTTAGAGGCATAACCAGAAATAGCAATCATTGGGTGTATGGCTGTTTTGTCAGATATCCGAATGGTGCTGTTGCGATATGCGACTCAAAGTGTTCTGACTTCGAGGTATACTCGGATACTGTCGGCCAATATACTGGGCTTAAGGACAAGAACGGAACTGAGATTTACGAGGGAGATATTGTTAAGCATCGTGGCTATAATGGGATGATAAACTCTGTTGTCACATTTGAAGCAGGGGCATTTATTGTAGGCTACCACGATGGGAGCTCAACAAAAAGAAGACCAATGCTCCTTAAGTCTAATGTTGAAGTTATTGGAAATATCCACCAAAACCTAGATTTATTGCAATGAAGTGGAAAGAAGCGGCGAGGTATCGGATAACGAACGCTGATAAGCTATTCGGCTGTATCGATAGGATAAAACCCGAAGACTTGCAGGGGCAAGTAGACCCACTCTACGAGAAGCCAAGGCGCAAGAAGCCAACCCACAGAGAGGAGGATTTGCAAGTGCTTTGTGTGAGGTGGTTCAGAATGCAGTATCGCGAACTCGGCTTACTACTCTTTGCCGTGCCTAATGGCGAACGCAGGGACAAGATAACGGGGGCAAGGCTCAAAAAACAAGGTGTAGTGTCTGGTGTCGCTGATTTATTTCTCAGCGTCCCCAACAAGAGCCACCACGGCTTATACATCGAAATGAAGACCCCCGAAGGGCGACAACAGGACTCTCAGAAGACCTTTGAAGCGAGTGTCAAGGCGCAAGGTTATGACTATCAGATTTGCCGAACGCTAGAGGGCTTTATTTGCGCTGTGCGTGAGTATTTGGATTGCTAACATAACTTACATAGTAAAAAGCGATGAAAGACCTAGTAAGGATTATTGAGTGCGCAAAACGCTTGGGAGTATGCGACAAAGTGAACGAAATAGACCCTAACGATGATAAAACACTCATCAAAGCTATTTTCTCCCCTCAAGGTCGGGAGTGGCTAATGAGCAACTACTGCAAGTCAGAAAAATTAGACCGATTGACATTTGGGAAGATACTATCATATTCAAAGAATATCACCGATGTACTCTTCGGTTATATGGCCGACTTACGAGAGGACAACGGAGAGAGGGTGCGAGCCTTTATCCTCAACAGAGGAGAGGAGGAGGAAGAATGGCTAGAGGTACACACGACTGGGAGACTCGTCAAAATCATTTGCCTGCCAATTCCAAAAAATAGAGTTATCCGCCTTTATCTAGGCGAGAATGTCGTCGCCACGATAACCAAGGTCAAGGGGGCTAAACTCAGCATAGAAGCGCACCCGACAGCGTCTTACACGATAGAAGAGTAACTAATTTTTATTAACTTGTTGCCATAGCCTACTGCCGTGCAATATCGGCAGTGCAACAAGTGCTTAAGGCTATAAACCAAACCTTATACTATTTATGTACTACTATGAAAGGAGAGTTATTTATCAATGGCAAAGATGCCTTTCTAACATTCGGTGCTAGCCTATCTTATGGCGCACTGGAAATACTTCAAACACCGCCACCACTTAAAGCTCCGATAGAGAACAAGGGGCGAGGCGCACACGGCAAGCAAGTACTTTATCCGCAAGGAGGATTAAAATCTGATGAACGGACATTTACACTAGAGTTGGTTGTACAAGCTAGCTCTAGTGCTTTGTTGTCTCAGTACCTTAACGCTTTAAGGGGCGAGTTCGCAGGAGCATTAGCACGCATAAGCACTAAGCACAGTGCAGATGTGTATAAGTGCGTTCTATTGTCGTTCTCGAACTTCTCAACAAGCCCTAGTGGCAAGGTTGCCAAGGTCGCATTATCGCTCAACGAACCTAACCCTCAAGACCGCAGATAATGGCAATGAAGAAAACGACAACGACACCCAAAAGCCCCGCCAAGAAGAAGACCGCAACGAACAAGACTAAGGAGGTGAGGGCGGTCAAGACGGCAAAGGACAAAGAGCGAATGATTGAGGCCCTTACTAAGAGCTTAGGCATCGTTACTAATGCGGTTAAAGTAACGGGCATATCTCGCACTACGCACTACGCTTGGATGGAGAAAGACCCCGAATATCGTAGCCGAGTAGAAGAGGCCACAGATGCTCAGATAGACTTTGTAGAGGGTAATCTTATTCATCGTATTCAAGAGGGCGACACGACAGCCACCATCTTTTACCTCAAGACCAAGGGCAAGAAGCGAGGGTATACCGAGAGAATGGAAATCGCACCAGCAGAAGGTACTACGATGTCTTTTTACCAAATGCTCATGATGACGGGAGAAGCTAATGACGATGAAGACGAAACAGACGAAAGCTAAGACGAAGAGCAAGGCGGAAGCCCTTTTTGACGCTTGGCGCAATGATTGGAATAAGTTCCTCATAGATGTTTTTGACGTCAATCTAGACGAGGAGCAGAGGGCTATCATAAGTGCGGTACAGCGTTATCCAAGAGTAAGTGTGCGCAGTGGCACGGCAAGGGGTAAAGACTTCGTAAGTGCTTGCGCTGCTATGTGTTTTATGTACCTTACCCCCCGATGGGGCAAAGACGGAGCATTGAAGCATAACACCAAGGTTGCGCTAACAGCACCGACAGGGCGACAAGTGGGCAATATCATGATGCCCGAAATAGCACGACTATACGCACGAGCAGGGCGCAGGGGCTTTGACCTAGGCAGTACCCTAACTCGTAGCGACATTCGCACCGATAACCCCGAATGGTTCTTAACAGGCTTTAAGGCAGACGAGCATAACCACGAGGCTTGGTCTGGCTTTCACGCTGTAAATACTATGTTCGTTATCACTGAAGCCTCAGGTATCAGCGATGATACATTTTCCGCCATTGAAGGTAACTTGCAAGGCAATAGCCGTATCTTGATAGTATTTAACCCGAATACGTCCGTGGGTTACGCGGCCAAGAGCCAGCGTGACAGCCGTTGGAAGCGTTTCACGCTATCAAGTCTTAGCGCACCGAATGTCAAAGCCAAGAAGACCATTATCCACGGTCAAGTAGACTGGGCTTGGGTAGATGACAAGGTAAAGGCGTGGTGTACTCCGATAGCCTTTGAGGATATAAACGAAGCGGACGGAGACTTTATATGGGAGGGGCAGGCCTACAAGCCTAACGACCTATTCCGCATCAAGGTACTAGGCATTGAACCCAAGGTAAGCGAGGACGTACTTATACCCCCTTCGTGGATAGAGCGAGCCGAAGCCAATTACGCACGCTTAGACCTTAGCATTCTTGATAGTGCGATTGTCGGTATTGACGTGGCAGGTATGGGCCGAGATTCAAGTGTATTTGCATACCGCCATAGGGATGTAGTAAGCAAGATTAAGAGCTTTCAAAGCGGAGGCCGTGCAGAACATATGCGCGTAGCAGGCGAAGCACTCGCTATACTTAAAAGCGATAAAGGAGCGGTGGTGTCTATCGATACTATCGGAGAGGGTGCAGGGGTGTACGCTAGGATAGCGGAGGAAGCACCAGCACACGGCATACAGAGCGAGAGTATTGTATCGTGTAAGTTCTCCGAGCGTGCCGTAATGCTAGGCAGACAGCTCAACGATGAAACAGGGCTTTACACATTCGCTAATATGCGCGCTTATTGCTATTGGTGCTTACGTGAGTGGCTAGACCCCTCAAAGAACCCAACGGCCGCTTTACCCCCGAATAGTGGGATGTTGGCCGATTGTGCAGAGATACGATGGTTCTTCAATAGCCGTGGCGATATTCAGATAGAAGCCAAGGAAGATATTAAGGAGCGTCTAGGGCGAAGTCCCGACACAGCGGACGCGCTAGCCAATACCTTTCACCCCGAAGCGGTCAGACGCTACAGCGAGGGCAAGGATTACGAACCGCCTACTTACCTAGTTGATGATATTCTAGCCTAGAGGGCAGAGGGTGCAAGCCGTCAAATACACCTATCTTTTCTCATTAACTTTGTAGTAACCTTAAAACCTTTATACTATGTCTATTGACGAGATTTTACTATTACCGCCAGCACTCGCTATACCTATGCTGAAGAGGAGGCGAACACCTTCGCCCGATGTCGAGAAGCTGAAGAGCGAGTACGACCGCACGAAGCACCCCGTGATGAACAAACAGCTCTACCCCGATAAGATTACGAGCAAGGGTATAGAGCGAGTTACACGCATTACACTAGGTTGGCAGAAGTTAGCGGTGAATAGAATGTGCTCTTTGCTCTTTGGCTTGTCGGCTAAGCGTGTCTATACCGCTGAAACCGATGAGGAGCAAATGGCCGCTGATATTATGGAAGACCTTTATGAAAAGAACCATATAGACGCGTTGAACCTAAAGCGAGCAGAGCAAGTATACTCAGCTCAAGAGAGCATAACAATTTGGTACACCCAAGAGACCGCCACGCTTTACGCAGGGCAGGAGACTAACAAAAAGATACGTTGCAAAACATTCTACCCATTTGACGGCACACGCATTTATCCGCACTTTGACGAGCTAGACGACTTAACCGCTCTTAGCTGGGAATACTCACGAGGGGCAGGCAAGGACGCAATCACCTACTTTGAGGTGCTTACCGCTGATAGACATTTGCGCTACTCCTTCAACGCAGGAGGTACTATTGCTCTAGAGCTTGACGAGACGCACACGCTAGGCAAGATACCAGCTATCTATGTCGGAAGGACTGAGCCTATTTGGGAGGACTTAAGCCAAAACGTATACGAGGCCGAATGGGCTTTGTCTAGGCAGGGTAATTACATTCGCAAGAACTCTGCACCGAACTTTGTCGTATACAGCGATAATAACATAAAATTCTCCCAATCGGTTACAAGGGTTGCCCCCGATGGCAAGACTAAGCAGGTACATAGCGCAGATGACAACAACAGCACTAAAAATATACTTCGCTTTGGTAAAGATGATAGAGCCGAGTTTATCACGTGGCAGGGGGCTACAGATGCTTTGCGCTACCACGTGGAGGGCTTAAAAATTAACTTCTTTAGTGAATTGCGTTTGCCTGATATGAGCGCAGAGAACCTCAAGGGGGGCAACCTTAGCGGAGAAGCTCGCAAGATGATTTTCCTAGAGGCTCAACAGAAGGCCAAGGACGAGAGCGGTATTTGGTATGAAGCACTAGCGAGAGAGTGCAACGTTATTAGGCAGATGCTCAAAGCACGATACCCACGACTAGAGAAGGCTTTTGAAACGCTAAAAGTGGAGCATATCATCACACCTTATCAGATTAACGATGATAGGGAGATAATAAACAACCTAACGAGTGCAACGGCAGGGCGCATAATGTCCAGACGCACCGCCATTCAGCAACTCGGCTGGGTGCGTGATGTGGATGATGAGCTTGCGCAAATTCAGCGTGAAGAGCTAAACGAAGATTTCAATGAGCCAACAATCTAACAAGGGCGACAAGAAGAAGCTCAAAATCCGAAAGCTCAAAGCCAAGTTAGCCGAGCGAGACAAACAGCACGCAAGGGGCATTATGGAGGTTTCACGAGCTATACAACGAGACTTTGAGCGTAAGGCGGAAGAGCTTGTAACCTTTGTTGCATCTTTACCCGAAAGCAACAACCTAGGCGATAGTGCTTTCACCTTTGCCCGCAATAGGGCTTTAGCCGTGAGAGCGGAGAGGATTATCCGAGAGCTGAACGCCACGACAACAAAAAGAATACTCGCCACCATTCGCAACGCTGAAAGGCTTAGCGCGGAGAAGTACCAAAGTATTCTAGATGTCTACAAGGTTAGCGAGGGGACATTCTCAAGTATTATTACACCCGACTATACACGAGAGCTAAGTAAACGAGTTTGGGCGATTGGTGAGCAGTTCGGAAAGGAGATGGAGCTAGCCATTGACACGGCTCTACTCAACGGCACAAGTGCAAAGGACCTTAGCCGAGAGGTGCGAGGACTTCTAAAAGAGCCTCACAAACTATTTCGCAGGGTGCGTAATGAGAGGGGGGAGTTGCAACTATCAAAGGCAGCGCGAGCCTATAAGCCCGGCCAAGGCGTGTACCGCAGTTCGTTTAAGAATGCTATGCGCCTAGCCTCAACCGAAACCAATATAAGCTATCGTTCTTCTGATTACGAGCGTTGGAATGCGCTTGATTTCGTGCAGGGCATTGAGATTGATTTAAGCAATAATCACCCAGTGTATGATATTTGCGATGAGCTGAAAGGAAGATACCCCAAGGACTTCAAGTTTGTAGGCTGGCACCCCCATTGCCGTTGTATTGCTACCCCGATATTGCCCGACCCCGACAGATTTGAGAAGTATTATCTAGGGCAGGCTGACACCCCCTCAGACAGCGAGAACGATGTAACCGAGATGCCTAAGAACTTCAAGCAGTGGGAGAAAGCTAACGCAGGGCGCATAGCCAAAGCCGAACTAAAGGGCAAGTTGCCCTACTTCCTCAGAGACAACCCACACCGCAGAAGCAAGGGCAAGGAGACTACAAGAAAGGAAGAAGAGGGTAAGACTAAGAAGACCAAAAGAGTACGTACCGAGTTGGAGAGAAAGGCAATACAAGCTAGTTGGGACGAGAGAAACAAATACTCTAAAATTGTAGAAACTCTTCAGGCCAATAAAGTGCCTACGCTAGATGTGAGAAGATTAGAAAAGCCGCTAAGTATAGAGGAGATTATAGACAAACTTGGAGGACCTGACAAGACTAATGGCTCTTGCTCTTCATTAGCTTACGCATACGCGGCCAATAGAAACGGCCTAGATGTTACAGATTATAGAGGAGGGTTATGTCGTTTGATATTCTCTGATAGAGTCTACATAAGGGACTTAACAGAAAAGGCTGGAGGCATAGTGGTTAAAGAGTTTAATGACTTTAAGGCGGCTATGTCTCTATTTAAGGAGGTAGAGAAAGGCAAGGAATATTACTTTTTTTGCGGTGGACACGCTTCCATTATAAGGAGAAATGATGCTGGCTGGCTTGAGTACTTAGAACTTCAAGGTAAAAAAGAAGAGAATGGGTTTAAGCCATTCACAAATAGGACGCTATCCAAAAGATTTAATACTCAAAAATCGTATACTTACCGCGGTCAAAAGTTCGCTGTAGATAGTGGACTTGTAGATATAAGTCTGTTCGGCTCACACGAAAAGGGATTTGCGAATGTAGTTAGATACCTGAATACTCAAACGAGTAAACAGATGAAAGGAGCTGACGGTAGTATTAAGTAATTATTCTGATAACAATTTCACCCAATACGGATTTTCTTTATTAAACAAGGCAACTTCTTCAGGCGTCATATTGTCTGGATAGTCCCCAAACAAATAATACGCCTTCTTTTTATCAAAGGAGAATACGTAAGTACCAATGTTTCCGTCGAGAAAATTATACCAATAGATTTTATCTTTGGGGTTTCTTTTATAGAAATAACCATCTTTTAGTTCGCTTACGTCCATAGCTTTATATATTGTTTATTATATCGCAAAATTAACATATACCCAAGAGCTATACAATAGGCTCTACTGAATATATTATGAAACTAAACTTACTAAAACCTTAACTACACTATGAACAACACCGAGCAAAAGGTCGCAGAGACTTTACTAGAGCTTCCCAAGGCGATAACGATTGGAGGCATAGATTACGATATAGCACCGCCAACGATTGGCACGCTAGCAATGATGAGCGCAGAGATAAGTAAGCTAGATGGCGACGGCACGGACATTCAAGGCATTATCAAGCGAGCAGAGAGCAACGCAGACATACTCACTAGGATAGGTGCGATTGTCATTCTTGGCGCAAAGTTCATCAAGCAGAAGGGAGAAAAGGAGCTTATCCTTTTGGCTGATAGACTTAGCTCTGATGCGAGCGTTGCGGAGCTTGCAGGGCTAGTTACAACCGCTTTAGATACTTTGGATATTAGCGGTTTTTTCGTGCTTACCACTTCTCTCAAGGGAGCGAGCATACTAAAGCCAACGAAGAGCGAAGTGGGCGAAGACAAAGAAGCGACAGCGTTTGGGGCTTAGTCATAGCCTTAGCAAAGGGTTTGGAAATGCCTGTTGATTTTATCCTCTATGAACTTAGCTATGCAAACGCCCTTCTTTTCGCTAGTTCATTACCCGACTATAGCGATGAGAGCAAGGACAATAAAGGAGGCTGGGATAAATCATTAGACGCTAACGACCCAAACAATTTTAACCAAAACACAACGGCCGATAATGAGCCGTACGAATACGTATGAACACAGGATTAAATGAACCACAGGGCAGTTCTTACAGCATAGGCATAGACATTAGCGAGGCTCTCAAGAACCTAGAGCAACTATCGGACAAGATAGAGCGAATGGGGCAGAACATAGCCCAAAGCAACGCCGAGAGTGCTTCAGGTATCGATAGCCTTAACGACAAATTCCAGAGCTTAGCGGCCACAGTTGGTATTGGCTTTGGACTGAACGAGCTTAAAGGCTTTGCGTCAGAGGTCATCAATGTGCGTACCCAAATGGAGAGTTACGAGACCTCTCTAGAGGCTATGCTAAGGAGCAAAGAGAAAGCAGATGCGATGCTAGGAACGTTCAGAGAAATGGCCGCTACAACACCGCTAACACTTGGCGCACTCGCAGGGGGCGCGCAAACGATGTTAGGCTTCGGGCTAGCGAGTGAGAGCATTGTCCCACACCTCAAAGCAATAGGCGATATTTCGGGCGGTAACGCAGAGAAGTTCAGTAGCCTAGTACTTTCTTTCTCGCAGATGAGTAGCGTTGGTAAGCTGATGGGGCAAGACTTATTACAGATGATTAACGCTGGTTTTAACCCACTAGAAGAAATTAGCCGTAAGACTGGTAAAAGTATCGGAGTACTTAAGGAGGAAATGAGCAAGGGCGCAATCACTTCTAAGATGGTGCAAGATGCCTTTATTAGCGTTACCCAAGAGGGAGGGCGTTTTAACGGAATGCTAGAGAAGCAGGGGCAGGGGCTTATGGGTCTGCAAGCTCAATTTCAAGGAGCGTGGGAGACGATGCTTAATAACATAGGACAAGGGCAAGAGGGTGTTATCCGTGAGGGCTACAAGTTAGCGATAGACCTTATCAAGAACTACGAGAAAGTAGGACAAGTGCTTGCAGGTATCGTTATTGCCGTGGGAGCGTACAAAGCGGCCTTAATAGCGTGCAATGTCGTAGAGAGCGTAAGCCTAAGCATTAAGGCTGCGCATACCCTAGCGTTGCGAGCGCAGGCATTAGGGCTTAGCGGAGTAACCACAAGAACAGTGCTAGCACGCAACGCAATGGCAAGTTTTAACGCTACTTTGCTTGCTAATCCTTATGTGCTTATAGCCTCACTTGTCGCAGGCTTGGCCGTTGCTATCTATGCACTAGCCACCGCAGACAGCGAAGCCGAAAGAGCGCAGAAGGCTTTCAATGAAACTATCAAGGAGCAGGCGGACGCTTTAGAGGAAGCCGACGGCAAGGCACAACAGCTAGTATCTACTATTCGCAACAGCAACTCAACGAACTACCAGCGACAGAAAGCCTTTGAGGACTTAATCAAGATTTACCCTAGCTTGATAGGCAAAATCAACGCTGAGACTTTGGCCTTAATGGACCAAGCGGAAGCACTCAAGCTACTCAACAAGCTGAAGGACGAAAAGGAGCTTAAGGATAAGGCGGACAAGCTAAAATCCCTAGATAAGAAGATAAGCGATAGAGAAGCTAGTGCGAATGAGAAGCACTGGTACGATGCACTCGCAAATCAAGGGGGCAGTGCGCAGGCAGGGGGCTATACCTACACACAAAAGCGAGATACCCAACTAGAGGTGATGCGCAGGGAGCGTGCTTTACTCATCAATGACTACGAAAAGACCAAGAAAGCGCAGGAATGGGGCAACAAGTCTAAGGATGAGAAGATAAAAGCCTTAGAAGCTGAAAATAACGAGCGCAACAATCTCATTAAACAGCTTGAGACAGCTCAAAACAAAGCAGGTCAAGACAAGCATAAGGAGGTAATACAATGGCGCATAGACAAGCTAAAGGAAGAGCAAGCAGTAAAGGCTCAAGAACTGGAGCTACTCAAGGCCAAGCCACCAAAAACAGACGAACAACCGCCTAAGACTACGAAGACCAAGAAGCCCAAGGGTAAGAGTGCGGAGGAGCTAGCCAAGGAGGAAGAGCAGGCCAAGAGGGCGGTCATTGATGAGGAGTTTGAGCTAGAAGAAGAGTATCTAAGACGGCTAGACGATAGCACCGAAAAGAAGCTCAAGCAACTAGAGCTAGCACACAAAAAGACGATTACTCAGATTGAGCGTGAAAGACAAGACCGCAAGGCTAACAAGCAAGCCGATAAAGCCCTCATTGACGAGCAAAGCAACTTAAAGTTAAGCAGTGCCGAGGCTACTTACGACCACGAGCGGGCAAAGATTGAAGCCGAAGACCTCAAGCAAAAAGCAGAGGCAATGCGTGAATACTTGAAGCTCTACGGCACACACGAAGAGAAGCGCAAGGCCCTCAACGATGAAGCAAATGCCAAGATAGCCGATGCCAAGAGCGAGGGTGAGAAGCTAAGCATACAAGCTAAATTGCGCCTAGACCTTACCGAGCTAGACAAGAGTTACGGGGTTATCACAAGCGCGATGACACGTATCTTCCAAGACCTAGAGGGCAAAGGGAAGAAGGCTATCAACGCAGTGTACCAAGAAGCTAAGGAACTTAGCGAGTACCTCAAGGCTGGTAAGTTTGAAGACTTAGGTAATGGGGTGGACAAGTTCGGACTGAATAGGGCTGAGTTTGAGCAGAATAGCAAGAACCCTGAGAAGCTCAAAGCCATTGCCGACCAAACCGAAAAGATAAAGGCTAAGGCTCTAGAGGCGAGCGGAGCATTTACCCAACTTGGGCAGGCTTTCGGTGATGCACTCAAGGCTGGAGGAGACACAGCTAAGGTGCAAAGTGCGCTAGGCAAGATGGGCGGTGCTGTAGGCTCTATCACTAATGCGATAGGCTTTCTCTCGGAGAGCTTCAGCAGTTTAGGCGAGAGCCTAGGCAGTAATTTCCTTAAAAGTATTGGTTCTGCTCTAGGCACGGTGAATAATGTTATCAACAAGACAATGGAGGGCGCAAAGGTGGGAGCGGCCTTTGGCCCGATAGGAGCGGCCGTAGGTGCTACGATAGGCGCAGTAACCGCTATAGGGTCAGCCATTGCCAAGGCTCACGATGAAAGGCACGAAAGACGCATACAAGCAATAGCTAATCAAATCAAAGGGCTAGAGCGCAACTACAAGAGCCTAGGCAAGGCTATTGGCGAGAGCTACGGGGTAGACGCTTCCAAGATGATTGAACAGCAAAACCAAATCTTGCGCCAAAAGCAACAGCTTATCCGCCTTCAGATTATGGAGGAAAGGAGCAAGAAGAAGAGCGACGACGGCAAGATACAGCAGATGCAGAGCGAAATTGAAAGCATTAGCGACACGATTGGGGACAATGCGCAGAGGGCCAAGGACGCTATCTTTGGCAGTTCGGTGCAGAATGCTATCAGCGACTTTGCCAACGCTTATGCCGAGGCTTGGAATAGCGGTAACAACAGAGCCGAGGCAAGTCGTGATTTCGTCAAGAAGCAGATAAAGGCGATGATTGCCGAGACAATCAAGGCCGCGTCTTCAAGTCCTATGCGAGCTATCAGAGATAAGCTAAGCGAGTTCTTCCGTGATGGTATTTTGTCCGTTCAGGAGGGCGAGACAATACAACGAATGGCGGAAGACCTACAAAAGGAGCTAGACCGCAAGGTGGGCGATAATGCACGATGGCTTGACGGCTCTACTAATGGTCTAAGCGGTTCAAGTGGCAAGGGCTTTCAGACGATGAGCCAAGACACAGGCAACGAGCTTAACGGCCGTTTCACAGCTATTCAACAAGATGTCAGAGGGATAAGTACTATCTTTGAAGAGGTCAAGGCGATTAACCTTACTTGCGTGGGTCATCTAGCGGACATTAGCCGTAATACTAAAGAGCTCTACGAGATGAACGAGCGACTCGCCACAATTGAGAAGAACACAAGGGCTTTGCGCTAGTCGCTAGCCCACTACTCTATACTATGTATATCTATTTACTTAACTAAAACCTTTATACTATGACAGAACAAATCAATTTATCGCAGGAGTTCCAAACGTTGGAGCAGATTACCCACGATTTCAAAACGGCAACAATATACTTTGCTGTTATCCTATTTATCTGTATCGGCTCAATGGTGATAGACCTCATATTAGGCATCATCAAAGCTAAGTCCGCAGGGCAAAGCATTCAGAGCTATAAGTTACGCAAGAGTATTCAGAAGTTAGCCGTAGGCGCAGGTTCTCCGCTTCTGATGTATTGTGTAGACTTGATTTTCATTATTTGCGACCTTTACAATGTGCCATACCTCACAATGCTTGTTGGGGGCGTTGTTACCTTTACAGAGCTTAAGAGTTGGTTTGAAAACCTTACCGACAAGGAGCAGGCACGGCTTGAACATAGCGCAAAGGTCATTAGCCATATTGTAGCGCAAGCTGGTGGAGGTGCGTCTAAGTTCGGTGAAATCGCTACTAGCATGATTGAGGGCGACAAGGAAAGCGAGGGCGAAAGCGAGGATAAGAATATACTAAGCGGAAAGGATGTAAAAGCCCTAATACGCAAATAGCACAAATTTTATTATGTAACTTTGTAGGGAGAGGGCGGAGATAACCGCCCGCCCTCTCTGTTTATTGACCTAAACCTTATACTATGAATAAAATAATTTTGGAAGCACTGACGGCCAAGTTTGAGGGTGTCAATGCTGAAATACTTACAAGGGTGGCTGACAAGCTAGCCACGAAAGCGACAACGGAAGAAGAGGCTAAAGCACTTGCAGAGGGTGTGAGCTTTCAAGACTTGCTAGACCGCTATGCAGACTATAGAGTTCAGCAGGCATCAAGCAAGCAACCAAAGCCAGCACCGCAAGAGCCAAAGCCAGCACCAGCACCACAAGAACCTAAGCCAAACAATGAGCCTTCAGATGTATTACCCGAATGGGCTAAGGAGCTTAAGGCAGAGTTAGAGAGCTACAAGGCTCAGGAGGCTAACGCTAAGCGACTAGGTAAACTGAAAGAGATACTCAAAGAATTGCCCGAAAGCCTAAGAGGTCGATACGAGCGAGATTTTAGCAGGCTGACATTTAAGGATGATGAGGACTTCACCCAATGGGTGGAAGAGCTTACGCCCGATGTTAGCTCAATCTTGGAGGACTATAAGAAGATGGGGGGAAGCGTTACGAACCCGAAAGGAGGGGGCGGAAACCAAGAGCCAACCATTAGCGCAGAACTACAGAAGAAGATTGAAGAAGCTAAAGCACAGCAAGGAGCGAACAATCCTATTAAGGGCTTGAGCAAATAAATAATAACCACTTTTTTACTAACCTTTTTAATCTTAACCTTATACTATGAATAAACCAATCTTTGATATTGACAAGGTCGGAATGCACGCTTTTTTGACTGCACGACCAGCAGGCGAGGGTCTTGTATGGCAAACGCTCTTTCCACTCAAGGTTACACCACGCTTTGAACTCAAGGCACTAGAGGGTGATGAAGGTCTACCAATTACGGCTGACCGAGTAGAGTTCAATCTATCAGCACCCGAAAAGACTCGCAAGGTTGTTGGCTCTTGGAGTGGACAGCTTACCAAGATTGCGGTGGGACGTTCAAAGGACGAAAAGGACATCAACGACTACCAAGAGTTGCAAGTCCTTAGTGCTGCGAATGGCGAAGATACCGACCTTAAGCGCGCTCTTGTAGACCTAGTCTATGATGACCTTACATTTGTTGCTCGTGGTATTGATGCACGTATTGAACTAGATGCTTTGCGTATCGGCTCAAGTGGGGCAAAGGTCTATAGCGCAGACATCAAGGGCGACTATGTGCAGGAGGAGCAGTTAAACTTCAATATCCCTACAGAGAACCTTAGCGGAGTTACCAACGTATGGAGTGACCCAAAGAAGGCTGACGGCATCGAGGACATCGTAAAGGCTATGAAGGGCGTGCGCTCTCGTGGCTTCGTTAAGCCTCAATACGCTATCATGGAGGAGCAAAAGTTTGAGCAACTCAGAAGCCAAGAGGCAACTATTAAGCGTATATACCCTTTCTCTAAGATTGATAACGTGCTAGCGTCTAATGTAGACCTAGAAACTGTCAATGCTTATATGAAGCGTATGGGCTATCCTACTATCATTGTCATTGATAGCTATGTGGCGGTAGAGGCTCATGGAGGAACAATCAAGAACGTAAAGCCTTGGAATATAGAAGTTGTTGCACTTTCTGCAACACCTAACCTTGGCTACACTTTCTTTAAGCGAGTACCCGAAACACCGAATGTCGCTGCGCTACAGACTTACGGCACGCACTATAAGGTTACACGCTACAGTACGGTCAATCCTATGAAGGAGACAACCACGGCTGAAGCGTACGTACAACCAGTGCTAACTAACCGCCACAGCCTTTGCCTTATCAACACTAACGGCACTGAGTGGGTAGCACCTACTGAGACGGCTAGCACGCACAAAAGCACCGAGCAGGCCTGACTGACAAGTGATAGCGCAGAAGGAGGAGGCACGCACGAGGCAACGGCAGGAGCAGGCACTATTGGCGAAAGCCGAGGTGCCAATCTTCCGCCCGAACCCGAAGCTAGCGAGCCAGCCAAGCCCAAGACGATAGCTGAGTTATCGGCTCAGATGCTGAGAGATTTCCCGATTACAGGGAATGAGGGGGCGACAATCGCTCAAGGGTATCAACAAATGCGCCTTGGTATGTTTGTCCACAAGGGACACGGCTTGAAAGAGCTTGATAAGGTAGCAGAAAGTAAGAGCAATGTAGGTAACTTTGTTTATATTTTGCACATTGACTCTAGCCGTGAAGAGGTGGATTATATCCAATTTGATTATGACTTCCATATGTCTGGGACTATCGCGCTTATCAGCAGAGGTCAGACAAGCGAGTTGGCAGAAACCAACGAGTTTGCCTTTAGGGCTATGCGTGGAGAGAAGGTCGCAAGACCTTTGCCGTACCCTAGCGGTCTTGAGATTTGGAACTCAGATACAGGCAAGCACCCTGAAGCATTTATCCGCACAGAAGATTTGCAAGGGACTAAGTATGGCGACACGTTCTACTTCTTAACTAGAGATAGGTATAACGTGTACAAGGGTCACGGCTTATTGCCCGGTGATGTTATTAATCTCGAACTAATTAGCGGACCAAGAGAATATACTATCGTTGATATTATCCCTAGTGATGGCTACGATGAGGTTGTGTTAGACCGAGCTACTGATGGCTCTTATTTAGATGCAGTTCTTATGTATAGCAACCGCCCAGAAGACAGCGACCTATCCTCTGACCAACTCGCCAAGCGCAATGCCTATATCAGTAAATTGCAAGCTAGTTAGCTATGACTTTGAATGAATATGTGATTAACATAAGCCCTATACCTTTAGGGGCTGGAGCTGTTAAGGCTCTACTCCTAGAGGTAGGGCTTATCGGAGACGAGAGCGTAAGCCCCGAACTACTGAAGAGTAGCAAAGGGCTTACCCTCAAAGCTCTTATTCTTGAGCAGGCGGTTGTTAGTCCTTCGGTTACTCAAAGCGGTATCAGCTATAACCTAACAGCGGAAGCACGGCAGGCACTAAGGCGAGAAGCCGAGAGCCTAAGAGCCAAAGCTAAGGAACTAGCGATGCTTGAAGAGGGCGCAAAGGATGACGTTTATTTGTCTTACGGCTATCAAGGTGATGAATTATGATGTTACTAAGAGCAGGGAGGATGCAGATTTACCGCACCCCCGACAACTTGCAGGACTTCATTGACGAAGAACCTAAGCTAGTAGGCAAGGATAGCGAGCTTACACCGCTATTCACTGAGAGCGTTTCGTGTTCGTGGCTACTCGTTCAGAATGCGACTAAGCAGGACGAGCGAGCGAGAGCAGAAGAGAAGGTGTACAGGGTAGTCATTTGGGAGGGCTATTGGGATAACCTCAAAGATGAAGACCCTAACCGACTAAGCGTTAGCCTTACGAGCGAAGACGACACTCAGATAGAGCGAGAGCTAAGAGTAGCTGAGATACAGCACCTCAATGCTGTACGCTTTGTGCAACTAATACTAACGAATATCTAACTATTACTACTCTAACGGCTACTATGGCAGGGACAAGAACCGACCAAGCGCAGAACGAGCGCAACAAGGCTAATCTTAGTGCATTCATCGCAGGACAGATTACCGAGCTTGATAAGCGCACTATCTCTATGATGTCTTACGTAGGCGAGCAGGCCGTAAAGGAGGCTAGGCGCAGGCACAGCTACACCGACCGAACGGGCAACCTTACTTCCTCAATGGGTTATTCCATTGTCGATATGAACGGCAATAAGCACTTAGGGCAGTTTGTTCAGACTAAACCAAAGGCAACCAAAGGAGTACCCGAAGGCGAGAAGGTAGCAAACGAGCGTACAGGCAGTATACGCCAAAAGCCGAATACCTATACGCTTGTCGTTGTAGCTGGTATGGATTATGCTCCTTATGTGTCGGCAAAGTACAATGTCCTTCAGAGTAGCGAGAGAGTGGCAAAAGAGTTATTCGCACGATTTACGAAGCGCAAATAATGATGATGTATGATACTTGGCAGTATTAGTATAGAGAAGAAAGTAGCACAAGCACTCAAGGATTGGCACGCTAAGCAGGGCGAGAAAGAAGGCAAGTATAAATACTTTATTGCCGACACGATGCCCACCGACAAGGCAGGCTCTAAGGACGATGACGGTACAGCCGTTGAAATAGTCCTTATTGATGCTGGTGCAGGTCAAGCGGTGCGAGGTACTCTAAATGTGCTTTATTACTTTCGTGATGGGCGCACGGCTCAATATCCGAAGATGCCAGACTTTGAGGCTTTGCAAACTGAAGCTGATAGGGCTGAGGCTTGCGCTGAAGAACTTACTAATGCTCTAGAGGGCTTTATATTCAGCCTCAAGAGTACACCAAGGGCGGAGAGATTACGAGATGTGGGCAAGACAATGCTAGTCGTTGAGTTTGATTTCGCCTATCCTAACCTAATCTAATTTACTTAACCTTTTTAACCTTATTACTTTATATTATGGCAGTTATTATGGGCTGGGGCAAATGCTCCATAGCCGTAAAGGCAAACACCGGTTCAGAGTTTCCCGACTCTCTAGCAGGCTTTACACTTCTAGATAACATCAAGGAAGATGCTACAAGCATTGAAATGACGGAGGGTGACGAATATGTGGCAAAGACTACTGGAGGTATCGTGATTGCTAGAGAGCGTGCAGAAGGTGCTTTTATCCTCAAGACAACGCTCTTAGAGCCTAGCGAAGCTCTTTATACTTTGCTAGGTATCGGCACTACGGCAGGGACAGCGCAGAACATCACCTCAACAGTGGTAAGCGGTACTTTCTCCGTGCGTCTAGACCCTAGAAATGTAGGGGCTGTGGGCATTGAAGTTCCAACGGCTAGCGTAACGGCTACACCTAAGTTCTCCGACAAGGAGGGTTGGTCTTTGGAGCTTTCGTTCAGCATTAACCACAACGGCACTTACCATTATCGTAAGTATACGAAGAAGAAGGCAGGACTAGCCAATACAGATACGGGCAAAGCCTAGCCTAACAGAATTGCACACTACTTTGTCTATTTGTTTACTTGTTTTTTTATTGGTTGTGTTGGGGGGTAATGGCTTTGGCTGTTGCCCCCTGATGTTTTAATACTTAATCTAAATCTTTGCTTATTATGAAACACTTTACATTAGCCGAGCTTACACGCACTTCGGCACGAGATAAAAAGACTTTCAAGCCACTAGCCAACGAGCCAAACGCGCAAGTCGTTGAATGCCTTACCGCCCTAGTGGATAATGTCCTAGACCCTATCAGGGAGCGTTACGGCAAGCCTATAAGGGTAACTAGTGGCTATCGCTCTAAGCTAGTCAATGAACGAGTGGGAGGCGCACCAACTAGCCAGCACACCAAGGGCGAGGCGGTAGACTTTGTCTGCGATGATATGAAAACCGCCTTTGAGATTATCCGCACTACCCTACCCTTTGACCAACTTATTTGGGAGAAGGGAGACAGCAAACAACCCCAATGGATACACGTCAGCTTCAAGAAGGCAGGCAAGAATAGAGGGGAGGTACTCCGCTACAACGGCAAGAGCTATAAACCATTTTAGACGATGAAACGAATACTAGCATTTATATGTATGCTTGTGATGGCTTCTTGCTCTTTAAGTCGTAAGACCATCAAGCAGGAGGAGAGGAGAGACAGCGCAAGCGTGCGTACTGAGTTCGTGTCGCAGGTAAAGCAGATACACGATAGTATCTACTTACGTGATAGTGTATTCGTGGAGAAGAAGGGCGACACTATATACCTCAATAAGTGGCGGACGCAGTACCGCGAGAGGCTTATCCATGATACTATTATCGTAGAGACGACCGACACGCTGCGCATTAAGGAGTGGCAAGTAAAAGATGTACTTAAAAGCCCTAGCTTCTTTCAGATGTGGAAAGACTATATAATAGGCGCAGTGGCTATACTACTTATCATTGCTTGCGCATTCGTGGCTATAAAAAAATAAACCTTAATAAACCTTACAATGATAACGATTAAACGAATAGACGGCACTCCTATAATGGAGGTGCAAGAGCGTGATGATAGCAAGTTTACACGTGTTTTAATGGGCGAACACAGCGTACGCATTCGCTTTGATTGGAATGTGTTTATACCATTGTCCTACGGCTCATACATTGAGTGGCAGGGTAGGCGGTTCAGCCTTTGGGGTGAATATATCCCAGTGCAGAGAGAGGGGGCGTTTGAATATGATATACCCTTTGAAGCTGAGGAGCGAGAACTAAATAACTATCTATTCTTTTACCTCAGTGCTGGCAAGATGGAACATCAATGGAAGCTAACAGCACCGATTGAGCAGGCACTTAGAGAGGTTCAAGGCAACCTAGACCGCATACACGGCAAGCGGGCGTGGGTGATTAGAAACGAAGTAGGCACAACGCCCACCAAGTTACTTGAGTTTGATAGTACCTCAGTATTTGACGCACTCACTAAGATTGCAGAGGCTTACGGCACTGAGTGGAGAGCCGAGGGGCGCACATTGTACTTTGGGCGAATGAGCGAGGGCGCAAGGGAGCGTCTATCGCTAGGGGGTGAAGCAAGCCGATTTGAGCCACAGGGCGACACCGCACAGCTTATTAGCCGTCTGTATGCCTTTGGTTCTACTCGCAATATCAAGAGCGGTAAACGGCTAACGCTCCCCGATGATACCCCCTTCATTTCGGGAACACTGAGGGGTAAAGAAGCGGTTAAAATCTTTGATGATGTTTATCCCAAGTACAACGGCACGATAACTAGCGTTAGCTTTCGTTCAGTCAAGGAGGGCAATATCTACACCATTGCCGACAGCGCACTCAAGATAACGCAAGACAAGCTACTCGCAGGGCAGACACTTAAAGCGACCTTTGAAAGTGGTGCGCTCAACGGCTTGACCTTTGACTTAAGCATTACCTCACAAGGGTACGAAATAGTGCCTAACAACGAGTATGGCGTACGATTACCTAGCGATACCCTAAAGCCTGCCGTAGGAGATAAGTATGTACCGCACGGCTTTGATATTGACCTAGTCGGCAAAGAGTATGTGCCAAGAGCAAGGACAACACTCAAGGAGAAGGCCTTCAGATGGCTACAAGAGAATAACGAAGATACACGTGATGTAGAGGTCGTATTAAATCCTATTGCCGTTGCTGAGCGTTCTATATCAATAACTATTGGCAAGCCTATTACGCTAGTGAATGCCCTAGCAGGGGGCGACAAGGTCGGCTATATTACTAAGATGGAATACCCCTTATATTCGCCAGAAAGCGTTACAATAGTTGTAGGCAAGGCTAAGCCCCTAGGCTTTATTGAAAGGCTCAAGCAAGAGGGCAAAGATGAAGCTAGCCTAGTTGTTCACGAACTCGTTACCCCACAGCTCAACGCACAGCAAAAAGCAGTATTAGATGTGCAGGCGATGATAACAGATGCCGACAATAACGCAACGGCCAAGACGACGCAAGCACTAAGCGAGGCTAAAGCGTACGCAGACGGCAAGACTAATGACGCACTAGCCGAGGTTACCCGAATAAACACGGCACTTAAGACAGAGCTAGAGGGCAAGGTATCATCAATACTCTCTAACGTTGCCACCATTCAAGGCGACTTGCAAAGGCAGATAGACAAGCAAGTAGAGATGTATTGGGGGGAGCAACCGCCAACAGGGCGTATCGGCTGGACGGAAGCGGACGATGCCAAGCACGAGGGCGACACTTACACCGTGCGACCACCCGAAGGAGTTACCATTACACCGCAGAACGCAAAGCAGTACCCCAACGTGGGTAAGTCGTGGCGATGGCACGGCAACGGATGGCTAGAGATTGCCGATACAGATGTGACACGTGCTTTGGCTCTTGCTGGAGAGGCTAAGGCTTCAGCAGATGGCAAGGTTACACACTTCAGAGGTAGTGCAATTCCAACGGGCTACAAGCAGGGCGACCTCTGGACGCTGACAAGTGCGTGGAATGGCTTTAAGCAAGGGTCTATCCTTACGGCTACACAAGATGAGGTTATAGGTCAATACAACCCTAACCACTGGAGAGAGGAGGTACGCTATACTGATGACACCGCTATTCGCAATCTCGCTATCGGTGGGCGCAATCTTGTTAGGAGATTTGATGCAGTTAAGCAAGATGGCTATTGTTTGGGGTGTTGGCTATTCCCCAAGCCAGAGCAGTGGCAGGCAGGGCTTGAGTATACACTATCATTCAACCTAGGCACAACGCATAACGACCCTATTGTTTGGCTTTATGTAGACAAGTATAGCAGAGGTATTGCCCGAATTTATCCGCAGGGAGAGCTTAAGAGGGGCGATGACGGCTTATTTTACGGAAGATATATATACACATTCAAGCCTGAACAAGAGGATATAGACAGAGGAAGACCGCGCGATGGCTGGGATGGCTTTAGGCTGTATCTTGGACATTCTTCTGATGGGCGAAATGCTAATGACCCCAAAGCGAAAGTAGATAGAGTAAAGCTAGAAAAGGGCAACAAGGCAACCGACTACACCGAAGCTCCCGAAGACACGGCTGAAGCCATTAAGAAGGTGGATACCGACAGCACCGCCAAGGCTAACCAAGCATTGAATGACGCTAGGGCATACGCTAACACGAAGACTCAAGAGGCTAATACATATACAAATACTAAGGCTAGCGAGGTTAAGACATACGCAAGCCAACAAGCAAGTACAGCTCTCAATGATGCTAAGGCTTTTGCTAGGGAGGAAGACGACAAGCGAGAGAAAGCATTGAGAGCTTTGATGATGCAGGACTATTTACGTAAAGTCATCAAAGACGGCTCAACGCTCATTAAGGGCGGGTTGCTTGCTACTAATGTTATTGCCCTCAAGAGTACTAACGGCAAAGTATCTAGCTACATTGACGGCAACGAGGCTAATAACATAGCCTTTGCCACTGGTGTTACTGATGCTTTTACGGCTAATGAAAAGCGAGCCGTAGAGATTACCCACGATGGTAATGCGCGCTTCGGGCAAATGAACCTAAACGGCAAGGACGGAGTACTCTCCTTTGCGCCTATCGGCAGTGCTGAGTCTTACTTAAATATTGGCGGTGTGGCTAGACCACTTGAAATACTTCTAGGAGGAGCGTTGGCACTTGATAGTCTTGGTGGAGACGCAAAATTTGATTTTGAAATTCAAGGCTATTTTAATGCAGATGCCCACACCAAAAGTAAGGTACTCATTGAAAGATTTACCGTTCAAAAGGACGGCACAGGTATCAATTTCTTTGGCGAGTATTCGCTGGAGGTCTCTCAGACTTCAGTTGATTACAATTCCCCAGAAGTGGAACCATCTATCCCATCACATGATTTTATTATAGAAGATACAGCTGTAGGTAGCTTAGAAGTCAAACTGATTAAGCTAGGCGAGCGTGGAGAGGAGGATAAGATGCAAATACTATATATGCAGGCTAGAGCTGTTGATGGCAGTATTCACGATAAAAAATACTCGTCTTTCATTACACTAGAGCAAGGCGAGTACAAGGTTGTCGCAAACTCCGTTCACTATAGCACGACACTTGGCACTTCTAGTACCCATGCTAAAGTGAGCATCCAAACTGCACTCGACAAGAAAAAAACGGAGGTGTATATCGGCAAGGACTCTATGTACGCCGTATTCGGCCGTGAGAACTTCCTGCACGTGAGCGAGGAAGGCACGACAATCAAGGGCAAAACCGATATGCCGGGCGTACTCGCTGCGGGCATCGCTAAGATGACAGGCTCAGTACAGAATGCCTACGGGGCTAAGGTGAATAGACAGGGCTATGATTATGCTGTTTGCGAGCGACAAAGGGATAATTCATACAAGGTCTATCATAGTATCGGGCATTCGAACTACTCGGTGCAAGTAACGGTCTTTGGCGACTCAAGGGACGCTGGCTGTGTTATGGATATTCAAGACTACTACTTTACTTGCTGTTTTTATAACCCTGTAGACGTCTACAAAGAGCAACAAAACTTCACCTATCTGTGCATAGGGCCAAATACTAAATAAAAAGAGGGGAGGCTACTTGTTGGTAGCTCTCCCCTCTTTGCTTTTATGTAGGTCTATTATAATTTGCCCTCTGCTTTAAGTGTCTTATACTCGGCATCGGTAAGCGGATAGGCAACGAAGGCCTCCTGCATCAATCTATATACCTCTTCATGGTTGCCTGCCTTATAGGCTTCTTTAATCTTTCGGCCTGCTTCACGCATTACGGCATTGGGGATATAGCCGACTACTTCTTTAGGGTGTCTTCCATCGTAAAAGATAAAGTCGTGTCCATCTATAAATTCGGGCCAAAGTTCCCCCCTTTCAGTGATGATATAATTGCTGTAAATTCGGATAGTATGGGTATCAAATAGTTTATCTTCTTCTTTGATACCTAGAGAGCTTTCATATTTTTCATTAGATGCGTAGAATACTAACACATTTAACCTCTTCATACAATCCTCCACGCTTCGGGCAGACTTGAACGGCTTACCGTCTTCGGCTCTCAAGGCTCTAGCCCCCGAAGACTTGACGTGAACAAGCAGGTCCGTTGTTTGTCTAAGCCCCTTTTTAGGCTCGTTTTTCTTGGGGTTGCAAGCCGATAGCCCGATAATAAAAGCCACGGCTAGGGCAACAATCTTTGTAAGTTTAATCATAATAGGTTATCGTATTTAGTTAATGATACAGCAAAGGTAATAATTTAAAGGGGGTGAGCATTATCCGCCACCCCCTAAAAGTGTTTATTTCCCCAAAGAATTTATATTTATCTTGCTGAATACTTGCATAATACCATAAATTGTATTATCTTTGTAGTGTAAATCAATTAGAACCTATGAGTTATAAACAACCAAGGCTGACCGATAAGGAGGCTGAACTAATCCAAGCGATTAGGAACTACAAAAGGAGCTATCCAAATGGAGCTCTAAATCTCTACCACTATGCCCAAGAGATATTTCAAGAGCTAATGGAAATCTATTAAACCTAAACAGACCGCCCCAGACTAAAACTAGGGCGGTATTAAAAAGCACTATAAATTATGAGAAACGAGGAGAAGCGATTAAGCCCAAGGCAAAAGACAGAAGATATTTTGATTGATGTCTCTTGGCAGGCAATAGCTCATAGGTATTTTGGTAAATCCTCATCATGGTTTTACCACAAGTTCAACGAGAGAGATGTAAATGGTAATGGAGTACCTTATAAGTTTACGGATGAAGAACTACTAATCTTAAAAGGTGCTTTATGCGATTTGTCGGATAGAATTAGAAAGGCAGCTGACACCTTATAACAATAGGGTTCTAATTGATTTAACAACCCCGAGAGAGCTTCTGTCAGCTCGGTTCTCTCACTTCTAGGAGCCGTCTTTAGCACTTGCTGGAGACGGCTTCTTTTATTGCAAGCAAATAGAATTGTCTAATTACCTTTTTCGTGGACTTACGAATATGGTCTAAAGGTTGGCTAACTTATTGTGTTTTAGTGTGTATGCCTAATTTCGTAAGGGTACACCCAAATGGCTGAAAAATATAAGAGTTCAAGTCGGCAAAAGACCAGCAAATAGAATTACGGTCAATTCCCCCTAATTGCCATTTCCGTGGGCATTCGGGAAAAAGTATTTCACGACAAAAACCAGCAAGCTAACAATGGTAGTTGTCATCGTTGTTGCTAGGGCGATAAGTACTGAATCGGATAAATGACCTAGACTAAAAGCACAAAAATAGATAAGGGCTAATGTCAGTATAACGAAAAAGACTGCAAACCCATAAATCCACCAAGCAAGCAAACCTCTTATCCCTATATCTTGGGCAAAATTTTTTAACTCTAGGTCTTGACGTTTTGATTCATATGTTATAGTTGGAATATTGGGACTTGGAGCAGGAATCTTGTCTTCTTCAGACTGAATAGCTCGAAGTGCTTTTTCTACAACCTCATTCATGATACTTATTCTCTAGCTCCTTTAGTATCTCTGTGTAATAAAGTTTAGTGTAGCTATCAGGAATCTCAATATTTTGACCTTCTTTATAAACTGCACTCCATGGAGAGCCTTGTCTGTGTGTGATTTCGACCATATAAGAAGAACTCTTCCCTTTGTATCGCTCCCAAACAGCTTCACAGACGCGCTTGGCATCACAGTCTTCCAAAACAGCATAATCATAAGAACCATCTTGCTTCTGATAGACAGCTCTATCCTCCATCGAAATATTTTTATCTCGTAAATATTTAAATGTATGATATACAGATGGGATAACTGGGCCATATCGCCAAGCTTCAACTTTATCATAGCGTGGATTCAAAAGAGACTTTCCAAAAATAGCAAGCGAAAAACCATGAGCGATATAAACTCGTTTCATCAATCCCAATGGCTGAATTTCTGTTTTGTATTCGTCCTCGTTCTTGTTTGCTAATTCAATGAAATAATTAGCAACAGCAAGTGCATTTACATCCATACCCCTATATTCTCTAGTTATGTGACTTATGCAACAAAGTTACAAATATAAGGGTGTTTATCCTAATTTACTCCTTGACTGCTACTCCTAGACTCCTTGACATTTACTCCTTGACTCTAGGCTTTCACCCAAAAAGTACGCACGGGGAAATCTATCTGCTATATCATCTAAATTCAGCGAGCAAGCGCAACAATTTCAGAACTTGCACGGCAACAAACTAAATACTAACGCATTGCGCCTGCTGTTGGTTGTTTGCAATTTCAGAACTCTGACTATTTCAATTTATCCTCTAGACCTATGAACGCATCAATAACATCTTCGGCTAGCACTTTTGCGTAACGCTGCGTTGTCTTAATGTCCGAATGTCCCATCATCTTGGCGACTATCTCAATAGGTACGTGATTAGCTAGAGTTATTGTCGTGGCAAAGGTATGCCTTGCTACGTGGCTTGTGAGGGGCTTCTTAATGCCACACGCTAGGCCTAAGCCCTTCAAGTAGTCGTTATACTTCTGATTGCTTATTGTGGGTAGTTGCCACTTGTAACTCTCAAGAACCGCCACGGCTGGAGGGAGGAGGAGCAAATAATACTCCTCGTTGGTCTTTAATCGTGATTGCCTAATGTAGTATCGGCCGTCTTTGCGCTTCTCGGCCTGCGTCCAATCAACATTGTACATATCAGAGTAGGCTAAGCCAGTGTACATTTGAAGAGTGAACAAAGAGCGCACCTTTTCTAGGCTAGGGTCGTCTACTATCTCCAAAGACAAGAGGGCGCCTACCTCGTCTTGCGTTAGGTATCGGAGCTTCTTGTGGTCGCCTCGTGGTGTCTTTACTTTCTGATATGGGTTCTCCTTTAAGTAGTCCATTTGCACGGCTTCATTGATATACACCTTTATCCGCTTATGATAGCCGTATAGCGTGGCCTGATATTCTACACCCTTTGCAGTTCTTAACCAAGAGTCAAAGCGTTTTATATTCGCTGGGGTGAGGTCGGCAAACTCTATGATAATACCACTTTCTTCTAGAGCCTTTATCGCGGCCTCGTGTTGGCGAATAGTAGAAGAGGCTAGCCCACGTTCGTACATTCGTTTGCGTGCAAAATCGATAAAGGATAAATCGGCCTCCTCTGAGTTCTTGTTCTCCACTAGCCTACCCAAAAGACGAAGACTAAAGCCTAGTGGGCTGTTTTCTGCTTCCTTGATGGCTTCAAACATCTGTACCCTCTGTTCTTCAAGCTGTCTATTAAGCATTGGGGCGTCTGGGTGGAATATTATACGTTGTGTTTGGCTGTCCCATTGTCGGGCAAGAACCTTAATACCTGTAGGGAAATATTTACGCTCCCTCTGAAAGGTTATACGAAAGAAGATACCTTCGGGCTTTGTCTCGGTAGCCCTATTTTTATAGTCGTGAACTACGGCTAATATCGCGTTGCTTACGTTTGCCAT